TGCCTACTACGCTATCATATGAAGTAGTCAAGTCTACAGCTGAAGCTGTGCCTGATTGATTTTGTCTCTGAATAAATGTATCGTTGTTATATTGCAAAAATGCACTTGTATATAAGTTCGGAGTTAGGCTCACAGATTGTGTCCCGAGTTGTATGTTGAGGTTGCTCAAACATTGATTAATAGGGAAAGCTCTCAAACTTAAACATTGCGATTGTGTGAATAGTTCTAAATCTGTACCTGTAATGGTGAATGTGATACCTGCCTGAAATAATAGCTCACGAGATAGACCCATACCGCTAGCGACTGGTATCGTGATTACAGGGTTATTTGAGGGTTGTGATGGTGGTATCGTTTGATAGATAACTGAGGGCACAGACTCCATTATTACGAGAGTTGGCTCCTCTAGATTGATTCGGTTATCGACGGCTTTAGCGAACTTCATTTTTAAATTAGTTATTTAGAAAGTGAAACAAATTTATAGGTTAATTATATCTATACAAAAAAATAAATTTTTAATTTAATTAATTAATCGATTTGAGCTAATTTTATTTACCAGTAAAACATTTTTACTAAATTCCTTTTTCTATAATATCTTTATGTATAAATGCAAATTTAATGCTCGCATTTCGTAATCCGAATGTTTCTAATGCGGTGCTATAACCTTGTAAATTTACCCAACGAACATCAACATAAAAACTGTTAATTGAATGATTACCTGACAATTTCTGTGGTGCTGTGTATAAATCACTAGTTGCTGAGTATAAAATAGGTTGTTGATAAGCACTAGCTCCTCCGTCTGCATAATTAACGATAAAATCTAGTAATATGCTCTCTGTATTGTTATTTAGACCTGTTTGAGCAACAGAGAGAGGCACGTCTGTAAGATATGGATATGCAAGCGGTAAAGATGCTAGAACTTGTATTCTACTAAGAGCAACAAAACAAAAAGGCGAAGAAATAGCTTGACTCATTATCAAGGTTGTCGTTGTTTCATCTGCCACTGCTGGAGGGACTGGAATAGGTGAAATATTATTATTAAGATTTTGCATCACTAAAACGATATCCTGACCAGTTGGACTGTCAACTAAATTATTGTAAATGAGAGTCTCCCATCCTAATAGAAATTGTCTAAAGTTATTATTAAAATAGATATTTACAACACTAGCAGGGACTGCTGAGGGGTCGTATTGGCTAAGAGGATATCCCGTCATACTAAATAGTTGATTGATAGGGTTCCAAGTCATATATGGAGGGTCTACATATAAACTACCCGCTGGAGCTTTTGATACTAAATCGGCGTAGGCAGTAGCGAGAGCTGTATTAATCATATAGCAAATAGTAAAATAGCTATACACATTGCCGTATCCATTCGTAGGCTGAGCAACTACAGGAGCAACTGGTGCTGTCGCGGTTGTGTCTGTATTGACTATTTGTAGATATGTTTGTGCTGATGTATACACATCCTCAGTTGTATTGTCGTAAAATGTCAAAGTTATAGAGTAAATCGTATTTAAGCCGTTATTATTTGGCGAGGTTAGGTTCAGTTGTGGTTGCCATAATGGGATTTTTTGAGTCGAACAAATAAAACGAGCAACACTAACATAATAATCAGATGGACAGTCAACTATTGGACTATTTCTATTTACTAATTTAGATATTGGTTGTAATCCTGAGTCTAATGTCGCTAAATTCACATCTAGATAGAAAATAGGAGGCGGTAATGTTTTCGAGGATGTGGCTGACATCTCACTGCGTAGAGGTTGCTAAATACGGCGATGCCTATGCAACGGCTTTTCAAAATAAAATTATTAAATTTGTTTTACTAGTAAATAATTATTTTGTAATTTATTATATTTATATATATATAATAATTTCGAATTTAAATATTTCAAAATGTCTCTCGAACTTTTACCAGTGCAAAGCCGAAAAAGCAAATCAAAGAAAGGACAGCGAACAGTGGCTATAGTTGAATCTGCAGATGCTGAACCCGCGGGGGTCTTAAGAATTAGCGAAGAAGATAACGGCGAAAAACTTATCGAGCTACCTCCTTCATTAGTATATTCTATAACCCCTGAAACTCGTCCGCAGATGGTAGATAATGTATTTATCGTAGGCGGTCAGGGTAGCGGTAAATCTACTTGGGCGGGCAATTACACTCGTCATTTTATTAATGCCTTTCAGCCCGAACCTGAGTATATAACTATTATCTCGTCTGATGATTATGAAGATTCAGCTTATAAATTTCCACATAGACATATAAAAATAGATGACGATATGATAGCTAATCCTATCACTTTAGACGACTTGACTAATCCCGATAAAAAAAGTCGCTCATTGGTCATATTTGATGATATTGAAGGTATTTCGAACCCTAAGAAACAAAAGGCTGTAGATGCTTTAACTGAGGCAGTGCTAACAATGGGGCGAAAAAGACATTTACACTGTTTATTTATCTCTCATCGCTCAGCTAATGGTAAAATGACTAAGAATATTTTAAATGAATTAACGGCTGTCGTATGGTTTCCGAAGCTTGGCGGTGGTAATAGAAATTTAACCTATATGCTTACGAAACATCTATCAGTTCCTGAGGGGATGCGAGAAGCTTTAAAAGGTAATGACTGGGGTAGATGGATATGTCTTATTACAAAAGTCCCGCAGGTTCTAATATCTGAACGACGAAGTGCGATATATGATGCTGATGAGGTTGAATCCGCTATTAAGAAGAGGACAATAATCGACAAAAAAAGAAGTCAAAAAGAAGCCGAAAGTATGCTAAGAGATGAGTATTAGCCATTGCTCCCATTGCATAGGGGTCGCTCGGGGTTAAAGGGGTGAAACCCCTAGCATCGCTTAGAATAAACTATTTAAATATTTGATATTGTCCTCTAGGTTGTCATACCGCCCCCACAACAAAGCTAAGGAGAATAAAGCAGGACTCGGAATTAAATTATCAATTAATTTTTTTTCTGATAAATTACCGAGATGACGAGCTATATATGCTAATCGTTTTTTCTTGTCGTGGTGGTCTATATATGTGCTACCTGTATCTAGCCCAAAATCGAAATGCCGACCATCAGACATAAATACACGAAAGCGCTTACCTTTTTTAGGTGAATTTGTAATATTAACAATCATTTTTATTATATCTATATTAATATAAAGAAATAAAAAATGAATTATTCTCTAACTGATAAAGATTTACGGCGAATAGTAGGAGAAAATATCCCCATTATGCCCTATAGTGATTTAATCGAAAGAGGGGTTCTGAATGTATTAATGTCATCGCCTGAGCATTGTTGTATATTTTTAGTGAGACAGTCTGAAAATGTCGGTCATTGGTGTCTATGTTTTCTAAAGACTAAAGGTAGCGAGACAGGTATTCATATCTATGACCCATACGGAAACGAGCCAGATGACGATGATTGGAGCAAAAGAGTTGCTTATAACGTATTAGAGCAATTACACCAAGAAAAACCATACCTATTGAATGAACTATATAATAGTGGCTATAAAGTCTATTTTAATGAATATCGGCATCAAAGCAGAGACCCCTCTATATTTACTTGTGGGCGTCATTGCATAAGCAGAGCATCATTTTTAGATTTAGACACAAAACAGTATAATAAAATGATAACTGGTCGCGGTATGACGCCTGACGAACTCGTATGCGAGATGACAAACTGCTATCTCTAATTAATTAATTTAAAAATTTATATTTTTGTATAGATATAACTAAATCAAAATGTCAGCACGAACTATTTTAAATCCTACTAATAATACTACTCTAAATGGTATTAATTCAGTTCTTTTGCCAACTCTTGCTACTTATCTCTCATCATCTGCAACTGTTCCCGCAAATTCATATTTAGCAGTTAGTATTAATACTAATTTCGGTTATACTGATTACCCTCAGGCTTGGTCTGTTTTACCTTATACTGGTGGAGATACGACATCAACTATTACCTTTACTATGAATAATTTCAATGGTTCTACTATCTCTGGTGTTTATGGTAATGCGAGTAGTAGTTCTCAAACTGTGGACGGAGTCTATGTTGTTGCTTATGGTGGTACTCCTTCATAATTATTTAATTTAAAAACTTATATTTTTGTATAGATATAACTAAATCAAAATGTCAGCACGAACTATTTTAAACCCTACTAACATTAATACTATTTCTAATATATCCGCTAATGCTCCAACTGTTGCAATTTCGAATGAGTATAATTCTACAAACCTAGACGCTAATGTTTCGAATAGCCTAGACCTTGTTTTCGACACCTATTTTTCAGAAACTGATACTGTTTTATATACTGCATATTCTACTAACTTTTCTAATATTACCTGCACAACTGGCACTTGGTCGAGTAATCCGTCATCTACTTCTACTATAGTCAATTTTAGTGTATTTAGCACTGTCGACTGTACGGGTGTTATTATAATTGCTAGTGCTATTAAACCTTAAAAAAATAAAAATTTATTAATATAACTCACTCCGTAGAGGTCGGTAAATTTCAAAAAAATAAAAGAGTGTCGGGGCGATACCCGATGTCTGAACTTAGCGAAGTATTTTATACTTTTTTAATAACTTCAACTATTGGCTTAATTTTAGCGGTTGCTCGTATCTGCTACAAATCTAAATGCAAAGAGGTTGACTTTTTATGTTGTAAAATCATTCGAGATGTCGAAGGAGAGGAAAAAATAGATGAGCTAGCTCCGTCGAGTCCTAGGGCTTAATTATTCATTATTTTCATCATTTCATTAATTTCTTTTTTTGTTTCTTTTCGGTCTTCTTTTTGCCGTTCTCTTATCTCTTCTCTAGCTTCTTTATCTAGTGCTAAATTCTTGACCATATATACCTGTTTTATAATGAAACCGCTATTGTCTAAGCCTTTTCTTAATGATGAGCATAAAACCGAAACCGATTTATTTTCTGCTAATATTTCGAATAACTTTTTAGGGTCTTTTAAGCTTTCTACTTCATCATCAATCTCATTTGTATATATGTCGTGCAATGTGGAGAGCTTTCTAGTTTCTAAATATTTTACTTTCATTCTATTAGATATTAGTTTATCCCGCTTATAATTCACACCTTTAATTTTAGCTTTTACTATCTTATTACCTTTATCATCGCTACCATTGATATAATAACATTTAGGCTGACAGATTATCATTTTTTGCTCTTCTCTAGGAAATAATTCACATTCGATATCGCCTAGAGTTTTAAGCCTTTTATCAGGGTCTAACTGAGGAAAATCTTCTCTAAATTTTAGATAATCCTTTTCAAATAATATAGCTGAATCTGTGTCAGTATATACAGGGTTATAATTTTTATACAGAATATGATACATAAAGGCTCTAGAATGTTCATAGATGAATACACTAACCGCGACGGGTTTTGTCTTTTTTTGATTGTATTTGAGTTCTTTCTTACCTACTAATAAACACATCTCGCCACAGATAGGATACCATCTATCAGCTTTGCCGTCAAGAAATTTCTTCTCACTTGCTAGCTGGTTTAAGCTACCCTTGCTGAGAATAGCTAAATCATCATAATTTTTTTGAGCAAATTTACCCGATAAACTATTCATAATCAATTTAGCTGTTTCTCTTAGAGCTGGATTATAGGCCTCGTCCTTATCTTCTTTGAGCTTATCCTGAGAACTTTTCTCTAAAATAATAGGAGCGAGAAAACTTTTAAACATTTCGCGAGTAGAATCTTCATAATAATAGCCATTAAGGACTTCAACCTCTCCGCCGTAATATCTGATTAACTCAATACTTACAGACGAAATTATAGATGTAAATTCTTCCTGATATTTCCAATTATGAGGTTTGTCTTTCTCTCTAAATGGTATAATATTCGGGACTGGCTGATTTTTAATCAAAACATTATAAAATCCTAATTTACCCTCTCTATAAATATCTGTTTCTATTTCTTCTCCTAATGGATAATAGCCATACATCAAACAATCGGGCATTAGCTCAGATTTAGCCCCGCTCATTGTAGTAGGATATAAACTGCAAACATCAACCATAAAAGCCGTATCTTCACTAGTAAAACCTGCCTTTTTGAAGTTTTGAGTTCTACCTCCTATGATAGCATTTCTAGCCATTCTATCCGCTTCTTCAGTCTTACAAGCTATAGGTAGTATTCTATTTCCTTTTTTGAGCTGTTCTCCACAATTCCGATAAAAACCCTCCCAACTTAAGCCAGCAATCGTTCCTATGCCTTCCTCAAATGGTGAGATATTAGTCAATATTTTTAAGTTCTGATTAAGTTTAACCGCTAGAGAGCAGGTAGACATAACATCGCCGTTCAAATACTCAACTAATCTCATCCTTTCCTCTGTTAGCCACTCGTCAAGCTTATTAAGGCTATAATAGTGTTGAGGTGTAGAATGCTCGAAACCTGCTACTTTTTTAGGTAATGTCTGAAAACCCTTACAAGCTTCATCTAAAGACATAGGGCATAGCTTACA